AGTCCTTCGACCCCGCGGCCATGACCGTGGCCGTGCAGCCGAGCATCCGCGGCCGCGTGGAGCGGCCGGACGGGTCCGTCATATCCGTGGACCTGCCCCTGCTGGTGGACGTGCCCGTGGTTTTTCCCTCGGGCGGAGGTTTCACCCTGACCTTTCCCATTCATGAAGGCGACGAGGTCCTGGTGGTTTTCGCGGACCGGTGCATCGACGCCTGGTGGCAGTCCGGCGGCGTGGCCGAGCCTTTGGAATCGCGCATGCACAACCTGTCCGACGGATTCGCCCTGGTGGGACCGTTTTCCCGGCCCGAGGCATTGCCGGATGTGAGCGCCGAAGACGTGCAGCTCCGCACCGACGACGGCCGGGCGGCCGTGACCATGATGCCGGACCACACCATCCGGGCCCACAACCCGGCCGCCTCCATGATCATGACCCCGGCCGGGGAAATCGCCGCTCGGGCGGACCGGAGGATTTCACTGCGCGCTCCGGTTGTGGAGGTCGCCGCCGATGCCTTCAGCATGTGCAACCTGGAGGGCGGCAACGTGGCCGCGAGCATCACCGGGGATATCACCCAAAACGGCGACATCACCCAGACCGGACGCATCACCAGCACCGGCGACCACGTCGCCGGCGGCATCAGCCTGATGCATCACAGGAACAAGGAAGTGGTCGCCGGCGACGACGTCAGTGGAGAACCCGTATGAGATACCGCAAATGGACGGACAACGGCACGGACATCCAGTTCGGCCACGGCGAGGCGGACTACTGGGTGGATGATGCCTGCGGCGTGGCCCAGGCCGTGGTCTCCCGCCTTCGGCTGTTGGTCGGGGAGTGGTTCCTGGACCTGACCGAAGGCACCCCCTACGAGGACGCCGTGTGGGGCAAGCACACGAAGGAAACCTACGATCCGGTGATCCGGGCGCGCATTCTGGAGACCGAGGGCGTCACCTCCATCACGAGCTATGAATCAGGGTTCGACGGGGAAACTCGCTCCATCACCATAACCGTGGACATCAATACCGAGTACGGCGAGGCGACCGTCGAGGAGGAACTGTAGTGGCTTTGGCATATATTGACGAAAACGGGCTGCATCTCCCGACCTACCCGGAGGTGCTGGCGAAGCGGACGGCCGAATTCAAGAGCATTTTCGGGGCTGACGTGTATCTGGAGGCGGACAGCCAGGAAGGCCAGATGCTGGCCATGCTGGCCCTGGCCGAGTTCGACCTCTACCAGCTCGCCCAATCCGTCTACAACTCCTTCAGCCCCCAGACCGCTCAGGGGGCCGGGCTTTCCCGCATGGTCAAGATCAACGGAATCGCCCGCCAGGCCGAGAGCTATTCAAGCGTGCCCGTCACCTGTGTGGGCCAGGCCGGGACGGTCATCACCGGCGGTGTGGCCAAGGACAAGGCCGGGCAGCAGTGGGTGCTGCCGTCAAAGGTGACCATTCCGGTCTCCGGCGAAATCATGGTGACGGCCACGGCCAAGGAAGCGGGCGCGGTCCAGGCGGCCGTGGGCGAGGTGAACACCATCGCCACGCCCACACGGGGCTGGCAGTCCGTGACCAACCCGCGGGCGGCCACGCCGGGCGCGGCCGTGGAAAGCGACGCAACGCTGCGGGCCCGGCAAACGGTCTCCACGGCCCTGCCTTCGCAGACAGTGCTGGACGGCATCGTGGGCGCTGTGGCCAATCTCGACGGCGTGACCCGTTTCAAGGGATACGAAAACGATCAGGACGAGCCGGACTCCAACGGCATGCCCGGCCACTCCATCGCCATCGTCGCGGAGGGCGGAGACACCCGGGAAATCGCCCAGGCCATCGCCAATAAAAAGTCTCCGGGCGTGGCCACGTTGGGCACGAGCTCGGCCACGGTGACCGATAAGAACGGCATGCCCAAGGTGATCCGGTTCCACTACTCCAGCGCGGTCGCCGTGGCTTCGGCGGTCATCATCAAACCCAGGGCCGGGTACGTCTCCACCACCGGCGAAAGCATCCGTCGGAATTTGGCGGACTATCTCAACGCCCTGGCCATCGGCGAGGACATCCTGCTTTCCAAGCTCTACACGCCCATCAACGCGGCCGAGCCCACCGACGGAAAGCGCACCTTCGACGTCGTCGGCCTGACCATCGCCAGGCTCGGCGACCCTCTTGCGGCCGCCAACCTGGTTATCGGGTTCACCGAGCTGGCCGTGGGCGCGGAGGAGAACATTACCGTAATCGTGAGCGAGGGATAGCGTGGGCACGTTGGAATCCTACCTGGGCGTCATCACCTCGCTGTATCGCGACCAGCCCAGGTTCATGGCCCTGTGCACGGCCCTGGTCGGCCCGAGAGTGGATCTGCAAAAGCTGCTCGAAGAGCTGCGCACGGCCTTCGACCTGGACAGCGCCGTGGGCGAGCGGCTGGACCACGTGGGCGAGTGGGTGGGCCGGAGCCGCCTTTTGGAAACGCCGCTCAAGGGCGTCTATTTTTCCTGGGACGAGCAAGGCGTGGGCTGGAATCAAGGCTCCTGGAAAGGACCGTATGACCCCGAAACCGGCATGGTCTCCCTGCCGGACGAGGCATACCGCATGGTGCTGCGCGCCAAGATCGCGGCCAACGCCTGGGACGGCACCATTCCCGGAGCCTATGAGGTGTGGGAGACGATTTTCAAAGGCACGGGGCTGACCGTGGTCATCCAGGACAATCAGGATATGAGTATGATCGTGGGAGTGGCCGGCCTGTATCCCGACGCCGTGACCAAGGCGTTGCTTTCCGGCGGCTACATCCCGCTCAAGCCCGGCGGAGTGCGGATTGAATTTTATGCGGTTTCGCCCCAGGGCGGGCCGCTGTTCGCCTGGGGGGCCGACTCCCGGCAACTGAACGGATGGAACATGGGCTCCTGGCCCGAACAGATCATTCCATAGGAGGAACTGATGGCGACCAATGAGATTTATCCCTTCGGCGCCGGCGGCAGCGTCGAGGACAGCGACGTCATGACCCTGGCCGCATACGAGGCCGACACCCAGCGCATTGACGGCCACCAGGTGGGATTGGCCAGGCGCGAGTTGATGAACACCACCCTGCGCCAAGTCTCCCATATGGCCGCGGGGCTGGCCCGGTTCATCGCCAACAGGTACGAGCCCGGCGTGCTCGACGACGGCGACCTGGCCAAGGTCGAGGCGGGCCTGGAGCAGGTCATCAACGGCCTGCTGGACAGCCACGCCGCCCGCACCGACAACCCCCACGCGGTGACCCTGGCGCAGGCCGTGGCCGCGGAAAATCTGCTGAACAAGGCCGTTGAGGAACAGTTCGTTCCCATCGCCGGTTCCACCGCCGCGGACATCGATCTCACGGTCCGCAACCGGTTTGTACGGGAGTTGACCGCTCCCTATGAGTTTCCCGTCCTCTCGCTTGATTTCCAAAGCGAATGGTTTTTTCACGTTTATCCCAACGGAGAGGCTTTGACCCTGGCGGCGGGCTGGGCGGGCAAGGTTGATGGAGAGCCGGACAGCGACGCCTCGCTGGTCAGGCTGATCCTTTTCAACGACGGCATCAAGACTGGCCTGCTGGTTCATAACATCAAATTCGGGAGCTAGTTATGGGCCTGACTCCCAAAACCCTGATAACGGCCGACGTCGGCGGCAACTGGTTTGGGGATGGCTCAGACGGACATATCCGTATCACCAGCGCCGGGGCCGAGCAGTCCCAGGACGGCGTTGTCTGGTCGGCCTTATCCGGCTGGCTGTCGTCCAGCAACACGGTCATGATCCCGTCTATTGAGGACGGCGATATGACCGTGGTCAACGCCATATCCCTGACCGTTGACGAGGGCATGACCCTGACCACGCAATACCGTTGTCGGGGGCTGCTCATCTATACCCAGTCTGACCTGACCAACAACGGGATCATAACCATGACGGCGAGGGGCTGCCGCGCCAACCCCGCCGACGCCGAGGCCACGGACGACACACCCGTCGCCCCCACGGACGGCAACGCCGTGCCCGAGGGCGGCATCATCATCCGCAGGCTGGCCGAGGGCTGCACCGGCGCCCACACCGACGCCAACCTGATGCGGGGGTGCGGGCTGGCCGCAGTTACATCTGAGGCCAATCAGCCCGTTGCCCAGGGCGACGGCATCGTGATCCAGATACCCCGCGTGGGCGGATCGGGAGGCGCCGGTGTCGGCGGGGTTGGCGCTTCCCAAAACGGCAATGCGGGCGGATCGGCGTCAAACGCCCCGGGTGGAGGTGGCGGCGGTGGCTGGTACACCGCCGGTAATAAAGCCATGGCCGGAGCTGGTGCCACAGCGACGTGCTTCGCAAGCGGCGCGGGTGGCGGCGGCAACTTCAACGGCGGGGACGGCTATGACGCCCAGGACGCCGCAGCCTATGGGGGCGCGGGCGGAGATAGCGACAGCAACGGCATTTCCGGAGGCGGCGGTGCGGGCAACCCCGGCGGCGTGTCCGTTAATGGCAACAGCTCGTCCGGCGAGGACGGACTGGCCGGGGTATTGATTGCCTTGATCGGCGGCGATCTGTCCGGCAGCGGCTCTTTTGCGTCGGCAGGCTCCCTCGGCGGCTTGGGGTATGGAACCGCACAACGCGGGAACGGCGGAAGTTCAGGCGGCGGTGTGATTGTCGCGATGTACGCCGGAGCCAATACATTCACCGGCGTCTGGGATGTTTCCGGCGGCGTCGCTGTCGGACTGGCCGGCATCGGTGGCCCTGGCGGCGTCGGGTCGGTGATCGGTCCAATCAAAATTGATCCAAGGGGATAAGATAATGTCCATGCAATATGATGAGTACTGGTTGTTGCCCGGTAATAGAAAATTTGTATCATTGCCTGCTGAACAAATCAGTGCCGATCTGCCTATCCCTACGCGGTGGGCTGACAGCGCCGAACAGGCCAAACGACACGGAGCACTCTGGTGCCGCGACGAAGTGCCGCCCGCATACCACAGCCACCCCGAGGGCGGTTCGGCCTACGTTGAGGAGACTGTGGACTGCGTGCGGACCCGTACCTTGGATGCTGATCTGTTGGTGTATGACGTGGCGGCCCACTACAAGGCGGTCAAGACTGCCCTGCAAACCGAGATCGTGGACCGCGCCGACGCGCTGCTGCAATCCGTGGGGGCCGAGTATGGGGCCATGGAACGCATCGGATGGGATCAGCAGTACGCCGAGGCGCAGGCCTATCAGGCCGACAGCGCCGCCCCGGCGCCCATGCTGACCGGGCTGGCCGTTGCCCGTGGCGTCGACCTGGCCGACCTGGCCGCCCGCGTCATCGCCAACCGCGAGACATGGGAAGCCACCTATATCGCCGTCATCGGCACACGACAGGCG